GAACCAGGATCATTCAATTCTGATTCAATAAAGTTATCAATATTCTGTGATCTTTCCCACAGACTGGGTAAATCACCTACTGTTAATTCTTGTTTTCTAGTAAGTGAACTATCAACATTAACAAATACATCCTTAAAATTCTTATGTGCGAGATTTAAATCATATATGAAATTACTTAAATTTGCTTCGATGAATGGAACTTTATACAATGCCCAATCAGATCCAGATTTAATAATACTTGAAACTTGATTTTCATCCATGTCAGAAACCCTCATTAATTAAATTACAATTGATAACATATCTATCTACTGTACTAGACCAAGAAGATGCATGGAAATAACAAGTTGGAAATATAACGATTCTTCCACGTTTTGGTGTAATCTTTTTCTTAATAGTAAAATAATTATCTTTTAAGATCTTTTCAGACTCCTCAGGTGTAAATACTTCCATCTTTTGTTCAAAAATAAAGGTATCACCATCATCAGGTGCTCCCATATCATTTACATAATAAATTGCATTCCATCCATTACGAATATAATTATCAACATGAGGTAAGTGCCAGGGAACGTTTGCTGCATTCTTAAACTTCGGCATTAAATTAATTCTCATTCGATCTAAAGTATTCCACCTAACTTCTGGTGCTTTATCATGAGTATGCATCAAAATTGGATAGAGAGCATCAAATAATGGTGATTTCTTAGTTTCCTCCTCATACAAGTAATGAAACAAACAAAATACATTTCTTAAATCTTTTTGATACCCATCATGAATTGCTTTAGATTTATAATACCATGGAAGTTCTTTCTGTTGGGTAATAATTTCCTCTACCCAAATCTGATAATCCTTAGGAATTATATCATCAATTACAAATATTTTGTCCATTGTTCATTGTCCTCCAAATCACATTCAATTACACCGTCGTTTAAAGTTTTCATCTCTTCATGCACATCTGGGTGTGCAGTTTCAAATGGTGCTCCCATCATTGGTCTACCATCATACTTATAATGCTTCCACTCACCATGTTGATCAACATATTGTAGGAATCCCATAATTTGTTCATCACCAGTATATGGTCTCCTCCAGTGAAAATATTTGTGACCTTGAAATACTACAATATCACCAACATTTAATTCAACTGGTTCTACAGAATCTTCATATTCAAAGTATAATGGCCAATCAACATCTTTGGTAATACAAGCACTAACTGCATACTCAGATGAACTTCGATCTTTGTGCCTCTTTAATTCACACCCTTTCGCATAGATTCTAGCATAACTGTATGAAGAATGCAAATCTTTACCTATGACTTCTTCAATCTTTGGTTGAAGATACACATTCAATGCCTCAAAACAAATAGGAGAGTACATAGCAAAAGCACCTGGAACTGTAGGATCCCAAGGTGGTCCACCAGTTCTCAGAATGTTATCACGAATCATACGATATTCAATTGCAATATAATCACAAAGTTCCTTAGGAATTGCATCTCTAACTACTACATGTCTCATCTTGCTTTCACAAAAAAGGGTAAAGTTAATCTACTAGTTTCAGGTGTATTGCCAAAATATTGTCCTGCACCGTGCCACCTTTTACAATCAAAAATAACACATCTATTATATCTATTCTCAATCACCTGAGATACTCTGAACTGAGAATTATGTTTAATCCTATGTATCTCTAACTCTTTTCTTTTAATATCATCCAGTTCATTAACTTCAATTTCAAATGCCCTTTGAATACCCTCTGTTAGTTCTAACGTCATATTGGAATCTGGATCATCATAAATGATTGTTCCACTATTCTGTGGAGCATTTGGAGTGAGATAAACAAGACCAGCAATAGTTAAATCTTTTGAATCATTATGAATCCACCCATCACCCCAAGTTTCATCTATCAATTGAAATGAAGTATATAGTGCTTCAATGTAATAAAAATGTGAGTATTCTAGCATCTTATTGATCATCAGTTGCTGCATTGTTGGATCAATAATGGTCAATAGATCACTTCTTAATCCTTGATAATTACCATCATGCTTGTAGAACTTTTGCTGTAGTGCCCAGGTTCTAATTTGATCAGGAGTTTCAAAGAAATCATCAATAATAATTGTGGGATGTTTTACCATCTAGCAGCACCAAAGAACACAATAGTTAAACGTTGGTCATGTTTATCATCAGGATGACCAAAGAACTCACCAGCAGAATGCCATTGTCGAGCATCAAATATAATACAACGATTATATCGATTTTCTATAATTTGATTAGGAGTGAAGTGTGAGTTATGTTTAAGTCTAGACTCACTCTGTCTCTTGGTTGGATCTTCTTCATTTACATCTGTAATGAATATAGAATCACCACTAACATAATCCCCTGGAGCATCATAAATTGTAGTTCCACAGTGAATAAGTTTAGGTGGATTTGGTGAAAGGTAAATCAATCCAACCACATTAAAGTCCATAGGATCTGTGTGTACCCACCCAGATTCCCATGTTTCATCACATAAAGCAAAACTTGCATCAAACTGTTTAAAATAATTATAAGATGTATGTTTAATAATCTTTTGACACAACAGTGAATGAAATTTATCATCTACCATGTGGATGAGATCTGTCCTATACCCAGGCCAATTTCCCCTATCACCTTTGTAGAAATTTAAAGACAATCCCCACTCTCGCACTTGATTAGGTGTTTCGAAGAAATTATCAATAATGATGGTTGGTTGTTGTGTAATCATTTCTTAAATAGGAAAGCAAATGGACACTTTGATTCCGTTTCCTTCTTTTTACCAAAAAGAAGAGTTCTTGAGATATTAGGAATTACATCTTTGAGTGCAATTCTCTTTTGTACATCATTTAACATATCCATATTTGGAGTTCCTTTCTCTAGCATAAAGTTACGGGTCAAGTCACCTTCTTTATAGAAACAAACTTTATAAATTGGATCACCTCTCTTAATAACAACTGGTTTTGTATTATCGACGATATCAATAGCAAAAGAAAGAGGTCTTGTCCATTCCGATAGGTTGAACCATCCACCAACAGTAATAAAATTGTTTAAAACAGTTCTAGGATCTGGTTTTAATTCAACCCAAATATCTTTCTCTTTTGTCCAACACAAAAGCATTGGAATTGGTAACTGGATTGTATTAAAATCTGTAAAATTTCTATGTTGATGTATATACTTATTGAACTGATCTGGTCTCATATTTGGAGAATTGATGACACCATTTACAGCATCAACTTCTAGAGTCATATCACGAACTGATCTGATCACAAACTCTCGAACTGCTTTATGTTGCCAAGCAGGACATTCATAATATGTTGCATTCTTATCGACCTCTTCAATATATCTGGTAGGTTCAAACCCAACACCATCTAAAGAAATTGGTGATCCCATAAGTGTTGGAATATATCCATCACCCTCAAACTGATAGTAGTATATTTTAGTGTTCTTCATCGATAAAATTTACATTAATAACAAATCTTCTATTATAATTTATGGGACAAGAACTTGCGTGATAAATTGACCCATCAAATACAACTGCTTTTCCCTTTTCTGGGTTACACCTACGAATTATATCACACCCATCATAGAAAACGGTATCACCATCACTATCTGAGACATAATAAATTGCAGTAGTATGTGGAAACGGAAAGTCAATATGTTTATTGTTTGGTTGATTCCTACCTGGAAGCAACAGACCAACTTTCATACGAATAAATTGACTTATTCTTTGATTTGCCTTTGATGCAATTTCTAGGGCAAGTGGATAGAAGAAACTAAGTTCTGTACTTTCATATCCACTATGTTTATCATAGAGTAGATGAGCAAATCCAGGAACCTCAACCTCATTATTCTCACAAAATGTCACATCAGGTAAATAACACCATTTCCAATTAACACTGGATATTAATGCTTCTATTTTGTCCTGATAGTTATCACCTACTGCATTCGGTATTTCTATTATCATTATCCAATATTATAAGTAAGGACCACTCTATCTTCATCGGAATTACTTTCTTGTGTCCGATGCTTCATCCATCCAGGGAAAATCAAAACATCGTTAGTTTTGATTTCAATTGGTGTCCATAGAAACTCTTGAGGTTCATATGGTAACCCATATTTGTGATATTCTAATGGATCCCTAAACTCAATAAGACCAGAACCCTCAGGTAAGTTTAAATATGCAGAAACTACTAATGGAGCATGATTATGATTATGCTCCAAGGTTTGACCTGTTCTTTTGTGAATATTCAACCATGAGTTGATAATTTGTGGGGATTTACCAAAATAATTTAGATAATGCCAAACATAAAACAATCTGGATTCTAACCAAGTATTATAATCTTGAAGTAAATCCCAACAATGTGGTTGATATTCATCACCCCTAAAATGCCTATTACGCACTGTAGAAAATGCAGTTCCTATTTCTAGGGCAGAACCAGATGTATGATTATCTGGTGTATCTGCAATCATAGAATCTATAACACTCTTAAACAAATTTTCCACATACTTGAAGTCGTAACTAAACTTCCAAATATATGTTGGAATTATATTTACTGGTTGTGCATCTTCTGGTTGTTGTACATCAGGATAGATCGTCTTGTACATCTTGAGTTGGTTCCCCCCATGTGCCACCAAGTTCTTCACAATGTGCCTTTGCTAGAGTTAGACCTTCAATAGCACCCTCTAGACGAAGAATCTGTTCTCTAATTTGATTTCGTCTGGTAAAATCAACTTTAGTAACACCATATGGATTAAGTTTCATGTCAGCAAAATCTGCTTCCAGTTGGTTAACATCTTCATTGGCTTTTTGCAACTGATTATTAAAATCAGCAATAAGATCTTCTACTTTCATTTTGTTCTCCCTGGATGATTTGAAATAATTTTCATTGCTCTACGAATTCGATCCTGAATAGAATCATATCTCAAAATGTGAGAACTATTCGCAAACATAAATGATTTCTCTAAATCGAAATCACTATCATTGGCATGATCTACAATCATATCATACCAACCCTTTTCTATATATTTCCTTGGAATTGGAATATATTGTGCAAGGGGTGTTCCTGCTTTAACACAAACCTCATCATTCAACTTATGCCAGAACAACTGCACATTTGCCTGCAGTGCATACCTAGGATCTAGAATACCAGTAGCAGCAGTGAATCTCTCTTCATTATTCCAGTGAACATGTGTTTGTAAAATTACAATATCTTCAGAAGCACGAACTCTCCATGGTGTTTCAACTTTAACTACAGTCTGTAAAGTGTCTCTAGCACTATCCATAATTGGAACAGTTTGCTCAGGGATATGTTCGGAAATGTAACTGTTATTGCCATTAAACAAGTAAGGCACTTCCCACTTAAATGTAACCCCATCTCCATTTGTTTTAATTACAAAATCAGCAGGAGCAAGTAGAACCCACCCCATTCGTGAAAATTGCTTAATACCTGGACAATTTGAAGATGATTGTGATCCACTAAAAGGGCAAACATTCTTTTTAACTTCTTCAGTATTCCATTTACGTTTAACTGAAGAAGTTGGAACGATTGGATACAGATCATTTACATATCTCTCTAATGAGTAAAATCTAATCCATGGTTTCTTTCTAAATGGATTACGCATATTCATCTCCATTGTAAATGTTTTGTTTCAGATATTCATAGTGTGACGGTAAACTCTTAACATACTCTGTTGTTTCTTCAAAATACTTCTCAAATTTACCTTTAATCATATCAAGATTCATAGTATCATATTCAATACCTGCTCTATCTTTCCTCATGTTAGAAACTGATTCAGTTGAAATACATTCAACACCCAACCCAGATAAAATATATGGAATTCCACCTAGATCTGGGTCAATAATACCTTGATCTAAACATTCTGCAATTCTTGAATAAGTTCTGTTGTCACGAACTAACCCATCAATCATATCCATATCATACTCATTAATTTCAGTACACCATTTCCAATATGGTGTATCAGTTCTTCCTGAGAAAGCATAATGCATAGATACAAACTTTGCAAACCCAGTCAATTCTTTATCAACTGAATAGTTATATGCTTCTTTTTCTGATCTTGTTACGAAACCACCCCTTCTATTCAGAACTTCAACCAGTCTAATGATATTCTCATGAGTTGTCAAGAGACCAGTTGATTCAAGTGGTTCAACAAAACCATAAGAGAGACCAATACCTACAACATTATTGATCCAAGCACGTCTCCTCTTACCATGCTTAATGTTAATCATAAATGGTTCTAAGTCTTTAACTCTATCTTCACCATAACGTTGTGCCAGATGATTTAGAAACTCTTTCTTAGCATCTTCTGGGAGAATAAAATTGCTAGAAAATACATACCCAGTTCCAATACGATTCCAGAGAGGAATGTTCCACACCCATCCATTGTCTAATGCGGTGCAATCTGTTACATTCTCCATCTCTTCCTCCCTATTTTCACCATAAGGAAGACGAACTGCCCATGCAGTATCATTTGCCAAAATATTATTAAATGAAATGAACTGTGATCCACAACTACCCTCTAATAGTTTAGATTTAAATCCAGTACAATCAATAAACAAATCTGCTTTAATACTTAATCCTGTTTCGGTGAAGATTTCATTGAACATTCCATGTTCTTTATGATGATAACCCTCCTCACGAACTTGCCCAACAACATCATCAACAATATGAAGAACTCCATTAGGAATTGCAATCTCATCCTTTAAATATTGACCAAATAGTTCTGCATCTAAATGATATGCAGTATCTTGTTCAAAATCAAATAATCTCAATCTACCATCAGCATTATTAGTTTGCTTACAGTGCTTGGCAAGTAAAGTATTAGATGTTGCATAAAACTCAGCAAACTGATATTTAAATTCTGGATTTCTTAGTTTGATTTCATTGTAAATATTCAATTGAAGGAAATCACCTTTATCTGTATAATCAAATCCCCTTTGGAATGGGTATTCAAAACTTCCAGAATCTTTTTGTGCAAAGTTAGTAAAACGAATAGAATTCTTATAAGTTGCATTACATGCTGGCATCCACTCCTCATCTTTGAGTTCTAAAAGTCTCAAGAACTTATTAAAATGTCCAAGAGTTGATTCACCAACTCCAACTGTTTTAATATTTGGAGATTCAATCAAAGCAATCTGTAAATTTGGGCATAGTTTACTTAGTGCTGCGGCAGTCATCCAACCAGAACTACCCCCACCAACAATACATACTGATTCAATTAGCATACATTCCTCCAGAATAATAATCGTAAATATCTTGCAGAGTTTCAGTTGTTCTCTTTCTATTATTATGTATCTCTTCTATTTTACCCCTCAATAGATTCCAATTCAATCTATCTCCAATCTTGGTTTTGAATACTGGATTGTAATTGTGTCCTGCCATGATGCAAAGATTTGGTCCCTGATTTTCCCAATTAATTGTATTTAAATTAGACGTTGTTCGTGCATCATGAATACTTGGAAATAGTGGACTGTCTCCAGTAAAATGATATTCATTAGTAATATATTTCCAGTATGGAGTATCACAACGAGTTGTTAATGCATAGTGAAGTGCAACAAAATCAGAGAATGTTTTAAAGAATGAAATACATTTCCAATTATAGCAGTCCATATCAAAAGTAGTGATTACTGGTCGTTGACAGATTTCAACAAACTGCATTAACCATTCATGAACACTGAGTAATCCATTTGATTCTAGTGGTTCAATAAACCCACCAGACAATCCAATAGCAACTACATTCTTATCCCACACTCTTTGACTAATACCAGTTCTAAACTGAATATTTCTAATTGTAGCATCTTCTGGTAATCTGTCACCTAAGAATTGTTTAAACTCAGTAAGTGCATCTTCGTGTGAGATAAACTTCTCTGAATAGTTATATCCTGTACCAATTCTACCCCAAACAGGAACAGTCCATACCCACCCACTACTTAATGCTGTACAATTAGTATATGGTTTCAGTTCTCTTCTCTTGTCCTGATATGGAACTTGAACTGCATATGCATGAGTATTCAATAACTTATCACCAAAAGTTTGAAATGGAACTTTAAGTGTTTCTGTAAGTAATAGTGACTTGAATCCCGTACAATCAAAGAATAAATCTGCTTTGATGAATACAGATGTATCTAAATGGACTGCTTCAATAAATCCATTCTCAGATTGTTGTACATCAACTACATGTCCTTTAATATGTTTGACACCTTTAGGAATAGCATAGTTTTCTCTCAACCATTCAGCAAACTTAACTGCATTAAAATGGAATCCACTGTGTTTCTTAGTGTATTCTTTAGGTAAATACTTCCCATTCTCAATAGCATTCAGATATTGCCAGAAAGTATCATCAAATCCAATTGATTCTTCACCTTCTAATTGACGATAAACAAACCAGTCATGAATCGGAATATTTAATTCTGGTTCACCAAATGGATAATGAAATGGTTTGCCTTCATTGAAGTTCTCAAACCTAACACTATACTTATAAGTTGCATCACAAGCAGGCATCCATTCCTCATCTTCAAGTTCAAGGAATGATAACCATCTGCGAATAAATTGTGTTGTAGATTCACCAACTCCAACTGTCGAAACTGAGGGTGATTCTACAAGATAAATTGTTTTATCTGGATATGCTTTTACAAGAGTAGAGGCAGTCATCCATCCAGCACTGCCTCCACCAACAATACAAATTGTGTCAAATTTCATAATAATTTACTTAAATCATTCTTTATCTTCTTCAAATCCAAGTGGATAATTAGGACCAGACCATCCATCAGCATGTAACCATGCAGGTGCATCCATAGGTGCAAACTTCATTTGTGCTTGAGCTGATGGTTCACGAGTTGAATCTGCCTGTATCTTAGCATCAATTTCCTCTTGAGGATCTTGAACATCTTCATATGCAGATGCAGGAGGTTTGGGAACCGTTGCTTTCACGTTTTGAATGTGAGAAACCCACTTTCCACTTTCAAGATTCCCAGAAACAATGTCATCATATAACATACCTAATTGTATTTCTGCTTCACCATATGCAATCTTTCTTCTTAATACTGGATCTGCATAAGGAAGATCTCTTTCAACCCAAACTGATTTACCTTGCTCTGGGCTATATTCTAGGGTCCAGAAGATTGTAACATCGTCAGGGGCATCAACCCACTGCATTGTAGCTCCTTCACCAGAGTAAATTGGATACTCCTCACCAGGATCCACAACCTCCTTAACCATTCCGTTGTATTCTACTAGTGCTTTCTTCATTTTACTTGTACTCCATTACTGTTACACAACCAACACGACCATCAGATCCTCTGAATGAGTGGAAGTGTCCTCCAGATCCACCAGAACCCCAAGCAGAGTGTGATTGGTGGTTGTGAGAGAAGTTACCACCATTTGGCCAACCACCAGCAGTAGATCCACCAAAGTGTGATGAACCACCAGTTCCACCACCATGAGGAGCATGAGACTGACCCCCACCACCGTGGCAAGTGAAATAACCACCAGATCCGTTACCACCTACACCACCAGAGTGAGAGTTCTGATTATTTGCTCCGTATCCACCACCAGCAGAGCAGTAAGAACCAAAAGATGAAGAACCACCGTTACCACCAAATCCAAAATACCAAGTTCCACCACCTCCACCACCAACGGTTACAGAAACTGATGATACTGATTGAACGTTAACGATGGTTTCTGAATATCCACCAGCACCACCAGATTCACCGTGACCTGATGCACCTCCACCACCTGCTTGACATCTTACATAGATGTATTTACATCCAGTTGGTCTATTCCATGTACCAGAAGATGTGAAGAATGACATGGACATTGGACCAGCATCTACGTTAACGGTAACCCAAGATGAATTGGTTCCGTCAGTTGTTAGATACTTACCAGAATTACCACCTTGTGCAGGTAGGTATTGTGTATTTGATCCCGAGATCGTTCCGTTAATAACCAGGTTAGATACTGTCAGAGTACCCTGGGCAGAAATAGTCCCAGAGTTAAGATAGAATCCCCCTGCTCCTGAGATGTCTCGGATATTAGTTACCTTAAGTGTACTCATGAGTGTTTAATCCAGTGTAACGTTTTCCTTTATTTATTTATATTATTGCAGATCTATTTGAACATGACTGATGTAATATGCTTCATCACCTTGTCCCTGATCAAGGTCCGTTCTATGCCATGCTTGGAATTGAGATCTAGAATGATTATACCAATTACTAGTAACAGTAATATATCCATTACCAGAACGTTGCCCACCCCATGGAACATAAGAATATGTTCTATTGAAATTTTGAGTTACTGATCCACCATTACTTGTACTGAGACTATCAACATATGCATTACCATAGTTCTTTCTCCATTCTGCAATTTGAAATTCATTGCCATTATTATCATTAACCCTTACATTATTATACTCATTATCCCAAGAATCTACCATATGAATATTACAAGTATATCTTAATTTACTATGAGCTGGTAAATTATTTACTGTTAATAAATATGTTCTGCCACTTCCACCCCATCCATGGATCCAACTATTTCCAAATTCACCTAGAGTTGTCATATTGTATTGTTCACTGGAATAATTCCAGTTTCCCATATAACTCCTGCAGTCATTACCCTCATAATACCAATATAGTCTTTCACCAAGAAATCCAGCAGCAACTGATCCTGCCCTAAATCCAGAATTAGCAATAGGTTGTGAAAATTTACGAAGTGCCATAATTATCCAAATGAACTACTAGAACCAGTTGCTATCCAACCACCAGATAACCTAATAAAACTAAAAGTAGTAACATCATATTTACCAGAAGATGATGCAGATGGTGTGGAATTTCCTGCCCATCTAATAGTTACCCCAGATCCATTAATCTGCAATGATGTTGGTAATCCAGTTCCAGCTGCCTGTAGAGTGACAATAGTTAGTCCCATTGCAAACATATCGGTAGTAGGAACATTGGTTATATTTGCTGTCCAGTTTCCCGCAGTTGGGTTTATCCCATACCATAAATTTGATACTTTCCAATCATAATTAACTGTTCCTGCTGGGTTATCTTTCGTTGCAACCATTTCACGAGATTCACCAAAGTTAAGTGTTCCAGGAACATTTAACTCAGTATATACAGTTGCTCTTTCCATTGTATCATAATATGGATCACTACCATCATAGTCACCAGATCCAATAATGGTATAAGTAGCATTAGTTTCAATTGTCAGAGTATAACCATTTCCAATAGTAATTGGACCTGCAGAGAAACCATTTGTATACTCTGCTCCTCCATTTGCAGTAGGTCCTACAGTGATATTCTCACTAATAGTAGGTCCATTTGTTCTAACAATAGATAGTGTCCCAATAGAAGGACCACCAGCACCAACAGTTGCCCATGCTGGAGTATTCTTATTTGGACCAGTTTTTAATCTCCAAACAACAACATTATCCTTATCAGTATCAAAGATAAGTTGTCCTGCGTTTGGTGAAGCAGGTAAGTTAGCAGTTGCTAGTGCAGGTAACCTAAAGTTGTTGCTCAACGTCAAAGATGTCATTAATGCAACTGTTGAGGAATCAATTTGGTTTCCTATGATCTTTGTTGTCATATTCGATTCCTATTCCTTTTACTATTTATGATTAGATAGGTAATTCACGAATCTGAATCATATCACCTGTTGCGGGTGGAGTACCAGCAAACACAACAGCATTACCATTAACATTATAGTCAACTGTTGGCATCTGAAGAACACCATTCAAGGTAACAAGAACAGAGAATGATGTGTGACCAGGACTAATTGCAAAACTAGAGGTTGCTCCATTACCTGAGTAAGTAACACCATTGTTGTTGTTTGCTTGCCCAGTTGCAAACTTATATCTACCTGCTAAACCATAAGATCCAGTTACTGATAGATTTCCACCTACATTTAAATTACCACCAACGTTTAATTTATATGCAGTTGTAGGTGTTGCACCGATACCCCAGAAGTTATTAGTACCAGATCGTACAGATTCGAATCCAGCAGTATCAGTTAGACCCCACTGATACCAAGTGCCAGATCCATAAATCCATCCCATTGATTTACCAACGGTCCAATCAATATTATAAATGATATCACCTTCATTAAATGCTGGTGTTCCATCGATTATAGGTTGACCTGTTCCATCATCTTTAGCAAGGAATGCCTGCTTAAGAACTGTACCATCATCATTGGAAAATGTGATCTTATTTGCCTGAATATTGTTACTTGATGTAACTTTACCAGTGAAAGTAACAGGACCAACGAACAGTGATTCTAACTGGTTAGATGCACCACCAAGAACCGTAAGTTTATCAGTAAGAATCAGTTCAGAGAATGTTTGAATTGATGTATTCTCCTCACCAATAACATTCAATTGTGCGATATCTTCATTGGTGATCTGTCCAGTAACTGGATTAACAACCTGGTTACCAATAAATAGGTCACCATTAGAGTTTAGACCAGAGTAGAATGCAACACCTGCTGCTTCTCTTAGTGATTGTGATAGTTTAACTTGTTCTTGAGTGAGAACCTCAACCTGAGTTGAGGGGAATGCAGTTGAATAGTTTCCTGGACCGAAACCAAGATATTCAAATGTGTGGTTACCAGAACGTAGAATTGAGTGACGACGGAGTTCAACTAATACTGGAGCATTTGAACCATCTGCATTAATCTTTACAGGAATCTTGCGAGCTTCAGCATCACCAAGACGTGCTGTAATTACAGTTCCAGAAATTGACTGATTATTTGAGTTATAACCTAAGTTATTCTCAACTTCAGCAACCCAGTGCAATACTGCTTCCTTCGTAATACTTCTCTTGGCATCAAGATTTGGTGTTGGAGTCGCACCATCAGTAGAATATACTTTACCAATAATAATATTGTCGGCAACAGAAACTGATTCTGTTGGATCTGCATTTGGATTATCACGGTCAAACGCAGGATAAACTTCAGTTACACTTTGTGAGAATTTATAATCATTGAAGTTTGAAGTTGAAGGAGCAACAGATGCTTCCAACATTGTTAGATAATAGATGCCATCTTTAACACCCCTCTCAAATGTCTGGAATGTCTCAACTTCATAAACATAATACACTTTGTTATATGAAGGTGAATTAACTTCAGATGAACGTGGTTGCATTACAAAACCAGTGATTGGAGCACGTGGTAGTGGGAAAGCATCTTTATCTAAAACATAACGGAAACGATAGATTCTATCCTTAAGAACACGAGCATCAGGAACTCTCTTAATAAATGTTGTTGGTGTGAATGCAACATTATTATACTTAACATTACCAACAATAGTAGTATAGATTGTGTTTGTTGCACCCTCAACCTGAATATACCACTGGGAATTTGCACTATCCCATTTAATTGGGTTACCAGATGTATTTGCAGAAGTACCAGTTACGGTAGGACCATATGGTGTGATTCTTGCAGTTTGAATTGATGGTGCTGTTGAACCAGACACCACTAGTTGAACATAAATCTTATCTGGTACTGTATCATCTTGTCTTGCACCAATTGTATATCCCTGAACCTTAGTTGGTGGGGGTGCAGTCTGAGAAGTATATCCATAGAGATATAGTCTTCCAGTATTACCAACTTGCTTAGTCTTTTGAATATCAATTTGAGTCCAGTTAATTGAGATCTCATTAACGTCAGCAAGTGACTTAGGTGGAATGATATGAGTAATCTGACCTGCCTTATCTTTGGTAAATGCTGCTGCCTTAAATCCTTTACAACGGAGAGACAGTGAACCAAAGTTAGAGTTAGAGTTGGTAATAGACATGTCACCACCACTGTCCGCAAAGAAGTGATCACCAAATCCAACTGCGAACACTGAAACGACCTGAATAAATGCGTCGTTAGATGCCTTAATGTGGCAATGTCTCCATCCTTTTTTATATCTTGTAGTACCATCAATATGTGCTCCAGATCCAGCATCATCATAAGCACCAGTCGATGGATTGTATCTTACAAAAGCACGATCATCTTTCTGTAGGGAAATACCAGTGAACTGTGCAACAACCATTGATTTGAAACCAGTTGCTCTTCCACCATCAGCGTGCATTCCATTTACACCCCAAACAGATCTTAATGAACAGTTGAAGATGTATGGTGAAGCAGAGTCAACAGTGTCAATTTCAACTTTAACTAGAATATTGGAACCAATAGCATTACCAGATGGTTCTGCAGATACTTGATATGTGAACTGGTTACCAGATGCAGAAGTTAGTAGGAAAGAACCATTATACAATAGAGCATCTGAGTCTGTAGGTCCAGTAACACCAGAAACGTTAACAGCAACACCAACTGAGAATCCATGATTGACTGGATTTCCAAGTTCATCTACAGTGAACGCAGTTACAGTTTGACCGTTACGAATAATCTGTGAAACTCTATATTCATCGGAGATAGGACCAACAATTCTATTTTCCTCAACACGTGCCTGAATTTGGTCCTGTGCGACAATACCAGAAGTATCAGGAATGGATGCATATCCTTTCGAAATCTTTTGATAGTAAAGATCTAAGTCTGATTTGCTTGCAAATTCAAAACAAGTTAGTTTGTGGTGAGAGAAATTAGGTGCAATCTGTGATGTATCATCTGGTTTGTAATATACACCATTGCTATCACCATCAAAGAATGACATCTGCCAGAAGTAGCAACCACCAGTTACACGGAAAATTGCTGCAGTTGGTGGTTCATTGAGTGATGTAATACCTAAGGAAGAACTAGTTGTTGGATATGGTACATACTTAGGTGTAATTTTAGTTCTTCTAAGATCAGTACCAACAATAGAACAACCTCTAGGTACAATCACACCACCATCTTGCGAATTAAACTTATAAAGAACGTTTGATGGACTGTTAATATCAAAGTTAGTATTGGCATCAAAAGGAACAATATCAGAATATGTAGATGTTCCTGGTCTATTATCAATAATGTAATCAGATGGGAATAGATAAACGGTAAAAGCATCAAATTCGTCGTTTGACAGACCAACACGATATGAGAATCGTGCTACCTCAAGGAATGCACGTTGAAGTGTTTTAAATGGTCGAAGTGAAGAGTTTCCCCTATTGTCATATGAATCTGATGCATCAAAATCATCTGGGTTAACGTAAATAATACGACCAGTTCTAGATGTAATAATATTCTTAAGTCTTGTTAATGCCATATTAAGATACCTAACCTAGTTAATTTTAGTTATTAAATTAAGGGTTGCCAACTCCACCCTGAGTTCCACCTTGATCATATTGTACGGTTGTCCAATCGTTCGTTACATCCTCAAATCCGTTAACAACAAAACTGAGATCAGCAGAACTACTGTAAACTAAAATTGAATGACCAGATCCAAGAACAACTCCACTCAATTTATCCGTTGAGTTTGCAGATACTGTCTTACCGTATGCAATGTAATCTTCAGCAAGAACTTCAGTAACTGAACTCACTTCTGCAGTTGTTCTAGAACCACCTGGAGTTTTAGGGGTATCTAAAAACTCATCGTTAGCTGCAAAATCAGGAGAACCAACACCTAGAGTTACTTTCAGTTCTGTTCCACTAAAAGATTGCACATATCCATAAGGACCAGATGTTACAAGATCTACAGTTTGAGTGACTGGAGTTGTAAGTCCTGTTGTGAATGTATCTGTTGCGGTAATATCACCTTCTACATCGTAAAGGTAGATTCTACCATAAACTGGGTCATTACTAATTGTAAATGCTGATCCATAGGATCCTTCACCAGTTGTTGTTGAATATGAATAAAGAACAGTTGGAGAGGATGCAGTAAGATCAAGTTGAGTATATGCACCAGAACTACCTGGAGTTCCATTATAAGTAACACCAGCAATATACTCTGGACTTAGACCAACCTGATCTGAGAATTTGAATGGGTGCCCAGTGTTTGATGCATCTGATTGACTAAACCTATAAACTCTACCAATATCTAAAGAATAACCGTTTGATGTCCATTCATAATCACCATTACCATCCAAATCATGTACAAATTCAAAAGCAGTGTTTACTGCTGTTGGTAAAGTTTGAATTCTTGCTGTTGCAACTCCATTACCAATAGTTGGTGAAGTATTAGGAATAGTTAGTATAATTTGACCAATCATTGTTGAATGATTTTCACAAACATAATAATAAGTTCCAGAAGCAAGACCAGTAGTATCCCAGGTTACTGTGCCAACATCCTGATTGGTAATACGTAGTGGATGCCCTGGAGCATTTAGGTTAAACTCTAAAGTATCACCAACATTAACAGTAAGAGTTGGGTCATTTCCAGTAGCATCTCCAGCAAAAACATAATCACTAGTTAAATTATTAGTAACTGTATATACTAAAGTATCAGCAGGTGGAGTTGGTGTCTGAGCAAAGTAGTTGATATTTACCTGACCATCATTAGCAACTCTAGTTACAGTTGCACCATCAGCATGAGTTGTTGCAGTGGATCCAAGAGCACCTCTTGAAATGTTAACTGATGTTGTACCTGGATCTACAGTTTGAACTAAAAGAAACTCAGATCCAACTTTCAGATAATCACCAGTGAAGATATTAGTTACGTTATTTAAAGTTAAAGTCGTATCAGTTGCGGTGAAAGTTGCACCTTCATTAATAGTAAATGTAGTTGCAGTAATATCCAAAATTGTTGCTTGAGTACCTGGAAGAATTTCAACAGCTGTTGTCCCCTGTTGTGCTCTAGCAAGTGTTAATACATTAGTGTTAGTATTAACTGCGGACACACTAGCAATTTCAGTAGAAGCATTATTAGGAATTGCCAGGTATTTAGTTGTTGTTAATAGTGGAGGGAGATTATAAGCAACAACTGAAGTTGTTGATGTAGATAATGCAGGAAATTCTACAAAGATAGTTCCAGGAGTTTGTGCATTGCCCAGATGCTTCAATACAAGTCCACTTGTAGCATCCGTAATATCATCACCAACATTGAATGTTTCCGTTCCAGGATTAATATTACTATATTGAATGCTTGCAACTCTGGTAACTTTGGTAGGAACTACAATGGTTGAAGTATCTCGGAATACGTCTAGAATTCTTGCACTCCAAGTACCAAGGTCATCTTCAATTAGATCCCCAGGTGAAAATCCAGAAACTGGAACTCCTGGTTGAATATCAATAATATAGGAACTAATTGGATTTCCCAGATTGAATGTGTGTGTCGATCCAGTCAGAGTTAATACTTGAGTATAATTCTTTAGTGCAACCCTATATGTTGCTGATGATCCTGACTGATTACATACATTTAAAACGACAGATGCAGATCTACCAATTGGACATTGGTATAGTCTAGTATCTGTTGTTGCTGCTGGTTTTGCTGCTGCTAATTTACCTGCTGTCATTTTTTAATTACCATCCTGCTTGGAAATAAGATTGGAGTCTGAGTCTTCCTCCGAGGGAATCTGCTGCAAGAGCACCACCAAATGTAATACCTTGAAGTGAACCTGCATTGTTTGTAGATAGCAGAGTAGCATCTGCATCTGGGAATTGAATGAATCTAGTTCCTGTTAGATTACTTGTATCAACAACAACCTGACGAGCAGATGGTGCTGATGGGTCACCGATCTTAAATGAAATTGCTGTTTTATTATATAGATTCTGAGTTGCTCTCTCAAAAATCAAATAGTTGGTATCCAATACCTGAGTATTTAGGTTTTGGAATGGAATTCCAACAATAACATCTTGAGCTGGTAACAAATTATTTAACTTAAGAGTCATTCTCTTTGATAACGTCGTGCCATCAGCAAAAACAGGATCTCTATAGATCTTATTAGTTACAACTTGGTTTGAATCTTCACCTAAGAATGTAAAATTAGCATCTGGGAAAGTTGCTACTCTATTTGCAGTTAAATCAGAAGGATCCAGAGTAACATAAGGTGTTGGGTTCTGTGGATCTACGGAAGGAGTATCACTAATATTTGGATTAACTAGTAATTTATTAGAAATATATTGTACTGTTCTATCATCAACTAAAACTGTCTCAACAACACTGACACCCAAATCAGGTAACTTATATGTTTTAGTTCCAACTGCATCCCAACTATCAACCTCAAATTTAGCAATTTTACTTGCTGTACCAGAACCAGTAATTTGTAAGTTATTATCAACAATAACAATAGATTTGTTTAGTAGTGTCTGACCAGTGTCTGTACCAACTAGAGTTGTACCAGTTTGTGAACCTACTGAAGGTAAGTTGAATGTTTTAATACCACCACCAGTGGAAATACCAGAGATTTGAAACTGTGCTCTCTTATTTTGATCAGTATCGTCTACCAAATAAAAGTTTGCATCAGTAAATCTACTGACTCCATTTACAGTAAAGAATCCAGCACCTTGTGGTTGATACTGAATGTTTACGTTTGTTGATGCTGTATCTCCTGCCGCAACAATAATTGTTGATGATCCATCAGTGTTAGCATTTCTTCTATGATAGAGTGATGTCGTACCAAATGATACACCAAGTTCATTATATGAATTTTGATACAGTCCAGTATCTCTATCTAAATCAAATGCAAGTCCTGGAGCACTTTTGGTGCCTCCAGCAACTCCACGGAATAACTGACTAACCTTTGCCTTTCTATTGGGTAGGAGTGGATCAGAAACAACAACTGGAAGAATTGCTTCTCCAGTTAAACCACCGTCTGAGATAGTAGCAAGTTGTGAAATTCTTTTAACTGCCACGTACTATTACCTTCTGTTCATACAGTTTTATTTATACAAGTTGTCAATATGTGGTTATATTGAATGCAATACTTGTTCTATCTCTATCACTTCTATTTCTATCTGTCTTATGCTCCATCCACGATGGAAATAGAAACAATGTATTTGGTTCTGGTGCAAAGTGAATTCCTGCTGGATGACTTTCTAAACCAGGAAAAACATTCAGATGAACATATGGATTTGGATTCTTAAATATAATTCCACCTTGTTCCACAGAAGTATTGTGATAGTAGACTCCAGATATAGTTGAATTGGCATGAATATGCCACTCTTGATATGTATCATTTTGTGTCATATTCATCCAAGAATGAATAAATCTATAGTCACTATGTTTCCAAGAAACCGATTTACAATATTGTTGAATCTCCCAATCAACAAAATCTAAAAACTCAGACAAGATATCTTCATACTTATTGAATAGTTGAAGGGAATACATCCCATCGTGACTACCATGAACAATTGTAGGTAATGAACCTACTGAAATGTGAGATAGAACACTACGATCATTCTTTAATGAAATTTCATCAACTACAGTTTGAATCTCTCTACAAATATGTTCACTTGAATGAGAGACTTTCCAAATTAAATTATTAAATAATGATACCTTCATTGTTCTACATACTTAAAGCCCACGGTCGGACTTGAACCGACGACCTACGGTTTACAAAACCGTTGCTCTATCCAGCTGAGCTACGGAGGCATTACACATTATATATGTGTAATGGGCATAGTCGGACTTGAACCGACAAGGGAGATTCCCGACTGATTTTAAGTCAGTTGTGTTTACCAATTTCACCATACGCCCAATCATTGGTAGGACTGCCGAGAGTTGAACTCGGTTCACACACTTATAAGGTGTGGGCTTTAACCGATAAGCAACAGTCCCTTACATTCTAGAGATCTTTTTGCATTTCAGCAAGTGATTCATGAACGTAGCTACGTATTTCTGTTTCAGGAACTAAATCTATACCTGGAGGAGCCGCACCAGTCATAGGTAGTGGATCTAGATCTGGGATTGTAGGATTCTTAATACTTGTCAATAGAATTGAAGATTCCCCCTCTTGAAGGATCTTAAATACATGACCACGATTTACCATCGAAAGAATAAATCCTAGATTACTAGCAAGTTCTTCAGGTGTAATAGCAGTGATATTCATAGTTCGTATGTACGCATCTCAGGGGGTAGAGTGTCTTGGCAAAAGTTTACCATGTTTTCGAAATGTTTGCAACCCTCTTCATCCCAGGAACATTTCTCAATTTTGATCTCACCATCTTCACCATGAAGTTCAATGGTTCTATTGGTGAAGTTGATAACAACATGATGAAGGACCGAATTTGCGTTTGCTTCCATAGAGTCCTCTTGGGTACGGTACAAGTGTAGCACAAAGCACTGCCCCCTGTCAAGGGGGTCAGTTCAGGAAAATTGGCAGACCATAGAACTGGGCTGGTCCTGCCAGGCATCCTGCAGCAAAGATACCAACAGCATTATGATAGATAGATGCACCACCCCCAGAAGTATTAGCATCTACAATAAGTCCAGATCCACCCTGAACGAATCTACCTGCTGCAGCTGATGCACCTTGCATTAGATCAATACTTGTTGCATTAGTTGCACCAGTAGCAAGACGAATGAAACCTGTTGGTTGCTTAACACCTAAGGTTACATCAAATTTTACAGGGGGAACACCAGGAATACCAATTAGTTTCTCCTGAACAATAGTCATATCAGCACCTTGCATGTATGTAAGTCTTCCAGTAATGGGTGCGATAGGATTAAGTAATGCAATAATTGTAGTCTGAATTGAATTGACAAATGTAGTATGCACACCAAATTCATCCAGACACTCACCATCAACTGAGTTTGTCATTGAAACACATTCATTCTTAATGCTTGATGCTTTAAGATTGATGTTTGAGATTGCTGTCATTTTAATATTAGCTGCTTGGTGAGTAATATCACCTTGTGTACTAATATTCTTGTCTGATGCTTCAGTTGTTGCCAATTTTGGTTGCTTATTATCACCCTTAGCAACATCCATACCAGCCGAAACATGCTTATTAACAGTCCCTAGAACTTCTAAGTTAAAGTTGCCCATAACTTTGAGTGTAAAGTCACCCTCAACAGTAACGACCTTATGCCCTTTAACCAGTTCACATGCATCCCTGCCAATAATTCTTGTATCATTACCAGGAGCATTCTTATGAATGTTTCCCCTTTCATCCTCAAATGTTGTAACAGCACCAGGACCTTGAACAACTTTCTTCACCTTACCCTTTGTTGCATCATGTAATTCCCACGATCCATCCAAATTAGATGAAACCTTAACTAAGTTTAGGTCCATCCCATTCCAATAATTTGAAGAGAAATTCTTTAAAGTTTCTCCAACCTTAACCTTACCATTCTTTGTAGTTCGTAACGGTATGTTGTAGTCTGATTTTAATCCATCAGAAATATCATCACATTCTGTAGTTCCCAGTAAGGGTAACCACTGTTTTGGAGTTGGTCTTTTGGTCTTACGCCCACAGTCTTTCTTAATGAATAGTCCAAGAAGTAACTTAATAATATTAATGATTGATTTCCAATCTAATTTAGTAAAATCTACTCTGAAGATTTCACTAAATCCACCAGTAACTTTTGCTACACCCTTAACTGTATTAATTACATTAATTAAAGTTTGTCCAACTTGAATTGCTTTGTTTAAACCATTCTGAATCTGTCCAATAATCTTATTAACAGTTTCCTCAACCTTTGCGGCAAAAGCAAACGCAGGTGTTAGGAATTTATCAGTTACATTACTGATAAGACTATTCAAGAATCCATCTAGATTACTCAAGGCACCTCGTATGTACCCCAATATATGGGCAGATTCAAAGTTACAGAAGAGTTCAAGAATAAACTCAATTAGTTCAAGAATAGCAACAGTAACACCTAGAGGAATAAAATTAGAAATAACACCAACAATTGTGTCAATAATCTTTTGAATAACCTTGGCAAGAACTTCCTTTAACCAAGACATGATACCAGTAATTGCTCTACTAACAAATGCCTTAATATTATCCAAAAGATGATTTAACTTGACTAATTTGCCAGTAACTACGGAGACAAATTCACCCTTTTCATTCTTGATAACAGAAGAAAATGATTGACCGATTTCGATCAACATTCTTTTTAAGTCTGTTTCTAATCCATTCCCAGCTGGTCCCATAATACCATCTGCTGTCGCAACAGGTTGATTAGGAACTGCAGCTGGATCAGTAATTGCACCCCCACCAGTACCTGAAAGTGCTGGAGTTAATACTGATGGTACACCACGTGACTGTTGTGCACCAGTGCCAGCACCAGGAGCAGCAGGAGATTGATCAGCAATTACTTGCTGATTACCAATAACTTTTGTATTATCTTTTGATGATAATGCTTGTGCTTGAGTTGCAGAATCTACTGGTTTATTCTCTGTATTATCTGCAAATGTAGTATTTGCTTTTAACTTATATCCCTTAATATTTCCCATGATAATGGGAACTTGTGCTTCATCACCATCGGCAAAGAAACCAATAACTACAGCACCAACTTGTAGTCTTACTGCTGTACCTACATTGCTGATACCTTCTTGATCATTGGGCAGCATTACATATGCCCAAGGGAGATCTTCAGTCTTCACCTCATCAAGATAACGCAGTTGATTCGATGCACCTTTATCACCTGCACCTGCATTTGCAGTTTTTCTACCTTCATTTCCAGTATACCACCCAAGTACTCTTACCTTGCATCGATGGTTTGGTGCATCAACCTTTTCAATTTCACCGAGCCACCATACAAACCCGTCACGACCTGCAAAATCAACTTTACCTGGTGTATTGATAATTGACATTATTAATTGAGTTTCTTACGAAAATATTTATACAAAGAAAGGGAGTCCCAAACTCCCTTAACTTCATTATATTATACGGTTTCAAATCGTCTAAGATAATCATAGGCATAATGTGTACGAGCACCATGAATACCCCACCCGATCCAACTATATGCATAATTCATGTATCTATCGATACTTTTACCAGGTGTCTTCATACGATCTTCAATTCGTTTCCACTGAACTTCATTGGTCAAATAACGAAGTTGGGTTTCTATTGAAGAAGGACTTCCACCATATTTTCTTGCGAAATCACCCAATCCATAATAACGTGATGAAGATGTCCATTGAATCAGTCCGTAACCACCATAGCAGTTACCCCAACTGGTTCTGCTACCACCTTCGCAAATATTAGGCACGAATGTAGATTCTTGTCTAATATTGCCCATGATAGTAGCAAGGGCATTTCTGTCTTTGATACCTTGATCTTGGAAATATTCCAATGCAAGACTTTCTTGATCTGAACACCCTTTACAAATTAGCCTTGGTTCTTTTGGCTTTTCAGGAACAACCTCTCTGGTTGCTGTCGCATCGAACTCCTTTATAATAGAAAACGGCACTGGAGGTGTCGTCAAAGGAGGGAATACTGGCAGTGATGCCGTGCTGGTTGTAACCGATGCCAATAAGGACATGGCTACTGTAAAGTGATTTAACATTAACTCCGATTGAACTCTACATCCCAATAGAAGGGGGGTATACCCAACCTCTCGGTGGGCACCTTCCTGGGCTCTAAATGGTAATACTCAGACTCTTATAATAAAAATTGGTATTACCAATGGGAACAGATAGACTTGAACTATCGACCTCTGCGTTATCAGCACATTGCTCTACCACTGAGCTATGCTCCCATATGGGAAATGTCGGATTCGAACCAACGACCGTCTGCGTGTAAAGCAGCTGCGCTACCACTGCGCCAATCTCCCATTAATTGATACTATAACAAAGTACTATGTATTTGTCAAGTATCTTTAAGCTGTCTCTTAACCCCTTACATGGTGAATTCTACTTACATCCTACAGGTTTGTCAACTACACGTCATAGATTCGACATTCATCCGCATTTGGGTTATCATTGCAGTATAATTCCAATGGTGATGGATCATGTTCTACGTTAGGATGACTCTCTGCATACCTTTCTAATGATGCTAATTCTTCCTCAGTGTGTCTGCGTGCCTGAGGTGAAGTTGTGGGATCATCTAGAATCCCTCTATCCTTTTCAATATGTTGTTTAATGTTGTCCATGGTTACTTCCTCTTGATACTGTCTCGACCTATTTGTAAACTAGTCATCACACCCTCTGGTCTCCAAGTGTGAACAACCCCCAATACTAAATAAAGACCACTGTAGATTTCTTCTCTCTCTAGGTTCTTTTGTGTTTCTTTTGCTTTAGGTATTTCAATATTAATTACATCACCACATGTTACCCCTACGTTACCTGCAACTGTAATATTTAGCTTTACATAATTTATTGCTTGATATCTCATTAAGGAATATAATGCTGCTTTGATGATATTTTCTGGTTGTGCACCAGCACCACCTTTATTTGTAGTTCCAGTTGCTACTGCAGATCCAACTGTAGTTTCATTAGATTTTGCTGCATTTGCTGATTGTAAATTTGATGTATTAGATCCACCATCACCATTATCAAATCCAGATGCTGAAAAGAATCTTAATCTCTTTCTTTGTCCATCTCCTGTGATTTGAGGATCTCCTGGATATGGTGCAGCATCATCAACATGTGAAAATGTTTTCCAGAATTTGTCAGCACTTTTAGCAACAACAAAATAATCACCACCACCTGGTCCTTCTGGTTTTGTTGTTTCTGTTGCTGATGATTTACTTGACTTTGGTAATTGTGATTGGTTAATTGATTGTACATCAATACCAATTAATGAGTTACCAAGAGATCCAGATCTCATTGAAGTAATGAGATCATACTTATCTGGATATGTAATTGCCTCAATACTATAATAATTGTTAGAAGGTTGAACTACATTCTTCTGTGCATATGTAAAAGTCTTAAGGTTGTTTGTCGTGTTACCTGTTTTAGATGCTAGTTTGGAAGTACCCTCTTTTCCCTTTTCAATTAAATTATCAATACTCTCAAAGTGAATACCATCACGATTTTCAAAGAATAGGAAAGCACTTTGTTCCTGATTCTTCTTTCTTACTGTTTTATCAGTAAGATATGAAATGGCATCATATGGTCTCCAACTGGGTGATATGAATGGGAAAGTTCCCATCGTATCTTCAATGAATAACTTCTTATTAGTTGAATTTAAACTCTCTTTCAAAATAGTCTTTACTGTTGATGCAGCAGTTCCCTTAAACGTCTTGAATACTTTTACTCTTTCATTATTAATTGCCTCATCACTTACTGTATGAATAATGTATTGCTGCATTCTTTCATTCTTAAAATTAGATCCAATTTTATAGATCTTGTGTACAATTTTATACTGATCATTTGGTGCACTATCTGTAGATAATGTGAGTGTAATGGTTTCATTCCCCCTCAAAACACTAATAAAGTCATTAGCATCTGCAATTAGAAATTCTGCTCTAACTGATGGGGAATCTACACTCTCAAAGATAGTAAATTCACTAACCAATCCCTTGATATTAACTGTTTGACCCTTAGATCCCTTAGAACCATGTAAGGTAATATCAATATCTGATAATTTATAACCGTGTGAATTAATCATCTTAGAAAAGTACTAGTGATGGATCGAATGCAGTTTGTGAAATTAATCCAAAGTTTGACTTTAGGAATGGATTAGCATCAGACGATGGTTTGCTTGCACTATTTAATACAGTTGGTGGTGGAGATGCTTGTGCAGACTGCTTAGGTGTTGCTTGGAGTTTTCCTGCTGCCTGCTCAACTTTAGATGCTTCCTGCTGTAATTTTGCTTTTGCTGCTTCATCTTGTGCTTCTTTTGTCTTGGATGACTGAGAATCAATCTTGTCACCAGTAATACCAAATGCTGCATTATAATCTGATATTGCCTTGACTAATGCATCACCAAGTGTAGATGCAGATGATGATTGAGATGTTTCTGGAGTAGATCCAACTACAGAATCTTTTAGTTCTGCAGGTGCAGCACCCTTCACTTTTGCCCCAGGTAATGCAGATTGATCTTTAGTTACAATTGCCATTTGCTTGGCAGCTGCAACTGCCATTATGTCACGATCTTTATCAGAAATATTTGGATCCTTATCCCATCTGTCCTGAGTTGTTTTAAATGCCCTCATGTAATAATAATATTTCTTAGCATCAGGATCTTCCTTGAATGTTACCTTAGACGATTTAATTGCTGGTACTGTCTTAGATCTGAACCATTCTTTTGTGTTTGATGATCCAACAACAGTTTTCCACTCATCACTTCCTGGTTCAACACCAGTTAACATATCTGGATTTAGTATATTTCCTTTCTTTACCAATTTATTAATTTGTTTGATAGTGATATCAGTATCATTCTGGGTGTATCCAATTACATATGATTTACCAGTACCACCAGGATTTACAATATGCTCACTACTCTTCATTCCTTGATTATACTTACCAGGATCAAACTTACCACCGTTGGCAAATTTAGGAATAGAGTTAACATAAACTGATCCACCAGCAGATCTTGGCATTGCATATCCACCAGCACGTGCTTGATTCATTCTCATCCCTGTTAGACTTGGGGTTCTGACTGTTGCAGGTGTGTGATATGGGATAACAAAAGCAGATCCTGCTCCACCACCTGCAGCACGACCTTTAAATCCTACCCATTCTGTTCCGTGACCGATAAATGATACAGATCTACCACCATCTAATGATACTGGATATCCAGACATAGGACCAGAAATCCATCCACCATTAGCAGCACCAGGTAAACTACCACCAATTGCCATCTTTGGTTTCTGCCCATTAGCCTGGTGCATGTCAGTGACTGCTCTAAGAATCTTACCTAGAATACCAGTTACACTAGTGTCACCCTCACCACCCATGAGTTTCTCAAGGAGACCACCAGCACCTTCAGTAATTGTAGATACTGTGTTCTTAATCCCCTTCATTGCAAGACCAGTAACTTTCCTGAAGACTGAGTTTGGAACTCCAAAGATACTTGCAATAGGTGCTAATACTCCACCAAGGAATGCTTGCATTGGTCCTGGTAGGAAACTCATGAATACACTACCAATCAATCCAAAAGCACTAATAATACCAGTACCAACTGCCTTGAATGGTAACAGCATGGCATCTTGTAATGCCTGCCTCATTCTCATCGATACTGGATCAATAAAATCTTGAGTAGGTCCAACTAGTGGTCCACCAGATGCCATCTGAGGAACAACAACCTTACCACCATAGGATCTCTTAGGTGAATTTGCTGATCCATTCTCTACATCACCACCCTTAGGAACGAATAAACGAATCACCCATGTGATTGCTTTCATCAATGCAATCAGAGGACCAAATGCAGCAATTAGTGATACCTTAGCAATAGTTCCTAATACTTCTTTATGTGGTTCAACTAAATTAACAATGGATTGGATTAAATCACCAATAGCACTAAAGAATCCTTTTCCTATATTACCAACAAAGTCAAAAGCAGGTTTTAATATATCACCGATTAATTTAAAGAACTTACCAATAGCATCAGTAACTGGTTTCAGTGCTTTACCTACAGCACCCCCCATCAATCCACCGACGATACTACCAGCAGCAGCACCCGCAGCTGCCCCTGCAGTGCCACCCAGTCTCTCCCCAATCATCTCACCAGCAAGTGCTCCACCAGCTGCACCAATACCAGTTCCTACGATCTCTTCTTTAGTTCCTCCTAAAATAGCAGACCCTGCCGCAGCACCGATTCCAGTAGCACCAGCTGCAACATATTTACCTGCCCTAGAGGACATGAATTTCTTAACTTTACCATAGACACCGACACCCTTTTTGAGGTTCATGATGCCTTTGATAATAAATCCAACAACACTTACAAAGTCTTGAGCAAGTTTTGCTGGGTTCTTAATCCAAGATAAGGTCTTGAACAGAACTGCAGATCCAATAATAAATTGGAAGAGACCGAATAATCCCTTAAATGATATGCCACCGTCAATCATCTTGGCAATACCATCTAGAGCATTACCAAGTCCAAACTCAATCAATCGTTTGAATACTTTAATAATACCAATAACACCCTTGATAATACTTTGTAATTTCCCAAGGTTTCCTGGTTTGGATATCCAATCAAGAACAGAGTAAACAACTAGACCTCTGAAGATTGCCTCAAATATCTTAGCAATTCCAGAGAAGAATCCACCTACTGCAGCAGTAGTTAGTTTAGTGAATGATTTAAAGAATTTACCAAGACCTTCTGATTTCTTTTCAGCATCAGCATCTCTAGATCTTTGTGCTTCTTTTCTTCTTTTATCTTCCTTTTCCCTATCTCTCTTAATCTTATCCTTTCTAAGTTTCTCTTGCCTTCTAACCAAAGCACTCTGCTGTCTAATCTCAGTTGCAACAGTCTTAGAAGTCTCTTTAGCAATAGACTCAGTAATAATAGCAATACTATTGACAGTCGCACCTAGACTATTCATAGCCTTCATAATTCCTACCATGGAATTACCAGGACCAGTAATAGTCTGTCCACCTACTTTAATAGTTGCTCCAGAAGTTCCAGATGGAACTGAAACAAACTTATAAAGTTTTGGTTTTGGTGGTCTTGAGGTAGTTGGATCTGCCATATTTATTAGTTCCCCTTAGTATTTATTAGCTAAGCATTGCTGTAGGAATTGGTTTGTTTAGTACAATTCTTGAGGCAGGTTGAGATCCCCCAACACCAACAGGAATAGGAACTGTAGCAACTGCAACACCACCTTTTGGTTTAGTTGCTTCTCTTGATGTGAATGTTTCAGATGAAGATTGTACCTGCTGTGTTGTTTGTGAAGATGAAGTTGAAGGTGAAGTTGTTGCTGCTGGTAATGTAGGAGCAGGAGGTGCTTCTGCTTTACTACCACCAAATGCTTCTGCCCATTTCTTCAGTGCCTGTTCAAGTGCATCACCTGGTGTTGCAGCTGCTGATCCTGTTCCACCACCTAATAGTGAAGTTCTACCAGTACTTCCACCTCCTGCTGCCGCAACATCTGGTGGCAATCCATTTGCCGATCCAGTAACTTCCGAAGTTACCTTAATCTTATTACCACCAGAATCAGATGCTGCACCTACTGATTTCCAAAATTCCAATGGATTTCTAGTGCCTGCAAAACCATACTTCTCAGCATATTTTGCCATTGGTCTAACTTCAATATGTGCAACACCAGTTTGTGTTTCACCACTGCCAATTATTTGTCCAGGTCTTAATACATCTCCCTTTTTCACACTATATGATCCAAGTTCTGCTATCCTCTCAACAACTTTCAATCTATCGTTCCAAATATCAATATACTTACCATATCCAAAATCACCAACGTTTTGACCATAAACACCAGCAACAACACCACCACCAAAGGTTTGCACTGCCTCACCACCAGAGATATCTAAATCTTGGCCAGCATGTTGCCTAGCACCATTGTCTCTAGATGCACCATATGCTTGCCCTGGAATTAAATTATAATTATAAATTCCTCCAGCTGCATATTTCTTCTTTAACTCTGTACCTTCAACATCCTGTATAGTAAGTGCTTTTCTAATTTGTTCAGCTGTTTTTCCCTTACTTTCTAAGTATTCTTCTAATGAATTATACTTAAATTTACCACCGATAGCCATTTTGGCAAGAACAGCTGCGGCATCTGTTGCTCTTTCACTTTGTTCAGTAGATCCCTGATCTGCGGGCTTTTCATAGTTAAATAGAACCCAATTAGATGCTGCTCCTACACTCGTTGTATTAGTGAATACACTGGACATGTATCCTTTAAATTCTTTTGCTAGGAAACCAGTTGCTAATTCATCAGTAGCACCTTTACTTCTCCAATCATGCCCTTTAGATTCCATATATGCAGCAAATGCTCTTTGCCTATCAATAGAAGTCCATTGTGGATATGAATAACCAGTAACACCATCAACTTTCAGAGGACCTCTTTTCATACCAGATCCTTGAATTCTATCAGGAACTAGAGAACTTTCTTGGATTAGATTGCCAACAATTGCAGCTGCTTGGAAATCCTTAATTCCCAATAGACGCATTAATTCTTTAGCAATACTTGCACCCTTTTGGTGCATTGGTCCTGGTTCAATATTACCTACAGTTGGATCTGGACCACCAGGACCAGGTGTTACTACATTATTTCCACCCAGAACTTTTAAACTCACAAGACCATTGTAAATGTCAGCAAGCAATCCTCTCATGCTGCCATCGTTCATTGGTTTAAATTCATCTGGTTGTGAAGTTAAGAATCTGACCTCACTAGTTCCAACAATAGATGCCAATCTATCATCACCAGCACGTTCAGATACCCCACCACCTCTCATTTCACCTGATGGTTTTGTTACTTGAGTAGCAATTCTCCCACCACCAAATGAAACAGGAACACCACCGAATACACCTTTGATTCTTGATAAGTCAGAAGACATTGCAGATCTTGTTAGATCACCAACTAATCCAAAACTACCAAGTGCACCCTCAACTGTTGAGATTAACGTGCTTCCAGCAATCTTTAGTGCAAGAACTTCTGGACTGTCTGTTTTTAAGATACCACCTGCTGCCATCAGTGGTACTCTACCACCAGCAAATCTCTTATTCTGCTTATCAAAATCAAAGACATTAAAAGTCAATGCATCAAGTGTACCTTTGGCACCTTGTGTGAGTGCATCCCTAACTGCTCCACTTATATTATCTTTATTCTGCCATACCCAAATCATTCCATCAATTGCTTTCTTGTAGATTGAATTCTCCCAGGCAAATTTAATAACTTCACCACCTGCCTTTGCTAACCACCATGATAATTGCAGGATTCCACCAATACCATCAACAATCGCACCTAAGAATTCACCAAAGGTATTGAGTATAGGACTGATTGCAGTACCAATAATATCAAATCCCAATTTGAATGCATTACCAAGTGGTTTCATAATAGGGTCAATGATTGGTCCCAACTTCGTACCAACCCATTCACCTAAGAATGATCCAAGTGCAGATCCAATAATTCCCCCAACACCAGGGAGAAGCATGTTACCCAAAGCAAATCCAGCAATTCCCCCAGTTGCCTGCCCTAGACCTGCTCCAACTGCTTGTCCTGCGTTCTCCCCAGACATGAGACCACCACCAGCACGGGCAAGACCACCAACCACAGAGAAGATAGCATTTCCTTTTGCTGGATTTGCTGCCATCCAGTTACCAGCTGCTTTAAATTGTCCTCTCACACCACGGGTAGCACGTTTAAATCCAATACGAGTACGTTGTGCACCCCTCTGCATAAAGTTCTTATCACGTCTACCATATTGAGCACGATAACGGTCAGTTACTGCGTCCTGACCACCCATATATGCCCACCCTTTACCTTGCCTCTTGGCACGTTTGGTATCATTTCGTGCTGCAGATTTCTTTGCTTTCTCGAAATCTTCCTTAGAAATCTGATTACCATTCTTATCTACATAACCAGCAATATCTTTATTTGCTGCAGCACCTTCTGCTTCACCATTGATTTTACCCCATTCAGTGAAGAGTTTCATAACCCACCCAACATCTGAGATGAGTTTCCATGGCATCATAATATACTGAGCACCTTTAACTAAAGCAACCCCCGCAAGAAATTGCCCAACTCCAATTACACTTTGTAATGCTCCTGCAATATTTCCTTGTCTGATCTTGTCAATTCCACCAAATAAGTTACCAAGACCATCCAGTAAGCTACCAATACCAAAACCAACTAATTTCCTAACAAAGTTAAATATCTTAACTACATTACCTATAGTTTTGGCAAGTTCAGATGTCTTCTGATCTGTTATCCAATCAAGAACACCCTGAACTACAGTTAATCGAATAAATGCTTCTAGGAGTGGTGAAAACTTAGCAAAGAACTTCTGAAGAGGGGATAGTGCTTTCTTGATTACTCTTGATCCCCTATCAACAGCATCCTCTGGTTTCTTTGATGCCTTTTCGGATTCATCTTCACTCTTCTGATCTAAGAATCTTCTCCACCATTTTTTGTTCTTATCTTCTGCTGCCTTTTCTTCTTTCTCTTCTAGAAGAATTCCTTTCTGCTCTAATTTGAGTCTTTCTGCCTGACTCTGAATTAGAAACTCGTTTCTAAATTTATATAACTTATTAACCTTTTCTAAATGTTTTCCGATAGATTCTACAGCACCACCCATTCGGTTAATGCCTTTGATAGTACCAATATAATACGGAGATAACCCACCCCCACGTTTAACGTATTGGGTGGGTCTAATTGTAAGATATGATCTAACCTTTAGTTGTGCCATTAGAGAGATATTCTACCTTGTGACTGCTGAGTTCTTTGTCTTTGTTCTTCTTCTTTCAACCACTTCATCAACATTCTAACGTAGATGTCCCTTTCCCAAGGGAGCATATCTTCTAATTCAGTCAAACTGTACTTATGATGCTGCATGAGAGCAAAATTAGTCTTATAATAATTGCCCAGACTATCATGCAATAGGGCTATGCGAAAAAAGCAGCAAGACCCTCCAATACAACCTCACTTTCAACTTCTGTCTTAGGATTCTTAACTGTCAATACTTTCTTCAATTTGGGCATTGTTTCAAAGAATGACTGAATCTTCTGGAATTGATCACTATTCATACTCTCAAGGAATTCCATAATCTCCTTCTTTGGTGTTGACTTACACTCCCAAACTTCATCACCATCAAAAATCTGATCAAGACTGTTTGCTGCAAGTTCAAACATGTTATCCATGGTTGGAGTCTCTTCAGATGAGAGATTTAACTTAACAAATGTATCTAGGGAAGGATACTTCATCAAAACACCAACACTATCATCTAACATAATCTTTCGACTATGATCATCACTCATCTCAAGTTCAACCTCATCTAAATCAACTTTAACTTCAACTTGAGTCTCACCATCATCTGGACATGTGATCTGGAAAGTAGAAGTTTCACCGACAGACTTTGCACGAATCTTTAGGAATAGATATTCAATTTCAAAAGTAGCAAGTTCTTCTACCTTTCTTTTAATATTTGTGCAATTTTTGATGATATTCTTGACAGAATTTACCATTTCCTTTTCGTCTTGAGATTCCATTGCCATGAATAGAATCTTTTCCTCACGAACTAGAAATGGTCTGTACTTGATCTTCTCACCTGTAGATGGAAGTTGCAATTCATATTCAGGAACTGATAATTTAGGTAATGGCATGATTACTCCAATATGTAATATTCATAATTTTATTTATCACTCAAATGCGATGCTTGTTAGTGGACTATTATCACCACCCTCAATTGCATAGGAATTGATAATTGCACTTATTGCGTTTTTATCATCAACAAATTTATCTGCCCCACCTAATCCACTTCTCCCACCAACTCCAGTATTATCCATCCTATATCTCTCATAATAGAATGAAACATCACACTTAAGTAGGTTGGTTTCCTCATTATTAAATGTCATTGTACTAATATTAAATGGGAAGCAACCTTCAATAACCCAGTTTGCGGTGCATGTTTTCAATCTAGTTGATCCAATTACTGCTCCATTTGAATCTTTTTTCCTCATCACTACATTACTACCATTTTCCCATTTAGAAATTCTTAAAGTTCCTTGATATTGATCTGGTGTCATTACAAAATTTGATCCATCATCAGTGATATAATTCATCCATCTTTCAAAGAATAGTCTAATTGACATATCCTTTGTTATTAAGAAACTGACTGTAATTTCAGAGAATGAAGTTCCAGTAACATAACGGTACATAGATCCAAAACTTCTACTTTCACCTGTTGTTAGTTGTCTACTGGGAATTGTGACTTCAGATGCCAATAAGTTGACATGTTCATTAATTACTCCATCAGTCCAACCTATCTTATCTGGTATACTCTTAAATGAAGTAGATCTTGGTAATGTGAGATTAACACCAAATAAATTACTAGTTGCTGGATTCCATGCGGGTTCACCAGCAATTCTAGCATAAAACTCTGAAAATCTATTGTATGACATTTAAGATTCGTTCCAAACTCTTGAAGAACTTACTGCTACCGATTTCCCTGACTGCGTATTCACAAATGACTCTACTGGAATTAAACCAATATCTGCCCATTCTGTCTCATCAATTACAAATAGAGGAGAATTTACGTTAACTTTTAAATATTTATGATACATCTTTAGTGGAAATGACATATCCCCAGTTTTAAATGATTTACCTAATGAGGGTCTAAGAATTGGAGACACATAATGCAAATTGCCACCAACAAAATGATCAGGCATAGTTTCAGTAACCATAACTAAAGGATACTTATCAAAATACTCTAATCTGTTCGTTGTAGCATAATATGAAAAGAATAACATTTGACCTGGTTTTGGTTCAATAGTGTAATGACCACTTACTTTAGAGAATAACCAATCTCTAAAGTAATCATTTGTCTTACCAAATCCCTTCAATTCTTTTTTAATTTCCTGATAGAGTGTCATACCTTCAATTCTATTTCTGTAATAACTTTAAATTCATATTTACGATCAGCACACCATTCACGTGCTGCTGCCCATTTTGCTTGATTCCTAGTATAGTCAAATACTTCGTTAATATATTGTTTTGTTTTTCTTTTTGGTTGTTTTGGGGGGACAGTCTGTTTCTTTGGTTTAACTTCAACAATATAAACCTTAATACCTTCAGAATTTCTGACCTTAACATAAAAATCAGGATAATAACGATGCCACTTATTATCAATAGGTGATTTATATGGTATTGAAATCTCCTCAGATGCCCATTCAATAATGTTTTCGTTTAGATCACAATAAACCATAAACTTTCTTTCCCATAAACTCCTATAAATAATATTTGTAGGATCCCCTCGATACTTCTTTGGATATGATGGTAAATATTTTCCCTTATAAGACATGACCCTAGTATATCCACGACCAGATGATTTAAAGTTTCTAAATGCGAATAAATTGATTGAGAACAGTGCAATATTCAATGAAGAATCTAGAGATTATTTGAAAATCTCAATCATCAATTCACAAAATAATTCATACTCTAACTATGTAGGTAGGGGTGGGTCTGGTGCTGCCAATGCTTCAGTTAGTAGCACCAGCCTAAAAATTGAAGAAACTATATTCCTATATGTTCCACAACAACTGTCTGAAACATTTCAACAAGGATACAATACTGCGTCGATTGGTATGCTAGGTGCTGGTATCATGAATATGATGGCACAAAGAAGTGACACTACATCAATGGCAAACGAACTAAAAGAAGCAGCAAATGGGTTAAAACCAGAGGCAGCACTCAGTGCTATGGCATCTGCAGTTAGTGGTATTGCTCAAGTTGCTGGAGTTGGTGGTGGGGGTGTTGATGCAAATACCATTTCCCAATTACAAAAAGGAGCAATTCTAAACCCATATAAAGAATTAATTTATCAGGGTACAGAATTTAGATCGCATTCCTTTGATTTCAAACTAGTAGCAAGAAATTTAAGTGATGCTGCAACAATACAAAAGATCCTAGGGAAACTAAAATATCATATGCATCCAGGAGTTGCTGGTGTTGGTGCTGATGAGGTATTTGGTAATACAACAGCAACAG